GAATCTCCATGACCTCTTCTCTTGTAAGTATCTCCTTTGTTGTAAGCATATGCGACTTTCTTCTCTTTAGTATAAGTATTTTTATGTTTTTTCATAAAGGCATAAAAATAGCGATATAAAAATCCATAAATATAATGGGGTTAACGTTACTTTCAGTTTTATTGTGCATCCTCTATATATAGAAATATTTGACTTTTTTATATAGGTGTAGTATAATTAAACATATTATATATAAGGAGAGCGGATTAAATGTCTTCAGTTTTCATGTCAATAGATGATATAATTAAATACATTGATAATATGCCTCTAAGCACCATATTTGACACCTTAATTATTAAACATATTAGATCTCAACATCCTACTCTTACAAAAAAAGATAAAAATAAATTGCTACTTCATATTAGCAAGTATAATGACAATGGATATTGGATTACACTAAATAGCATTAAAGTATATTCTATCTGGGAACCTGATAATGCTATTTTTGAGGCAAGAAAAAAAGGAATATTTAGATATAAGATTTGGCATGAAAAAAATTTTGCTAAAATTATAATTGAGTCTCTGATTGATAGTCAAAAACTGTTTAATTATTCTGATTACACACTTTCCTTTTTAAATAATAAACTCAAATTATCTTGGCTATACGATTATTATATAGATTCCGAAAATCGCATTATCAAAGGTCTTAAAAAGCTGAATAGGAATAGATTAATAATAAAAGATGATTTAAATGGACATATCGAAGAAAGCATCATTAAAGATTTATTAGCTTATATTGAAGATGCTTTTAGTAAAGAAAAAAATGTGGTTCATGGTCGATATGATGATTTATCAGGATATAGCATTGAACAAATTTCCGAAAGCGTGTCCTACTTATTATTTTTAGCTATGGGCAATATTGCAAGAAATCCTCAAAACAGATATATTGTAAATCCTAAAACCATAGATTCTCATGATCTACAAAAATTAATTTTATTGGGATGTAAAATATGTCAATTAAATGAATGGGAAGTTTTAGTTGATTTTTTTAATTATAATGTGAATGGTCTAAACCTAAAAGACGTTATTATTCAAGATCGTGTTCAAGATTTCGAAAAAAGCTATAGGTTAGCCTATATTTTTCAAAAAACTCAGCATTTTCTTACTTATAAAGAAGTCACTTCTAAAAGTACTGGAGTATCCATTTTCGATGTATGTAAGTCATATATTAAAAGTTCAAACATTAATTTGTCCATTAGAAAAAAAGAGCATGGAATTACACGCTTGGTTTTTAATTTTGATTCTAAACTTATTATGATGTTGAATAGCATTAATAAAGAACAAATGTATTTGGAGGAAATCATTGCGATTAGGCAATTCTCTCATGACTATACTAATGATGAAAAAGAATTACTAAATAGAAAAGTATCTAAGCATTGTACATTATATGATGTAATAAAATTTCAGAGAGTATTTATTTTCATAAATTATCTAACAAAACATTTTTTATATTCTAATGAATCAAGAAATGTTATTCTAAACTCACTATTGCCTTCATTTTCAAAAAAAGAATTATGTAACCTTCTTATGAAAGCTTTTGGAGACAAAGATAAAGTTTCTGAAATGATTGAGCTTTTCACACCTAACTTCGAAAAGAAGTTAGATTTGCAGTACACACCACTTTTTTATTTTGACAATCGTTATTATATTCCACTATCATTAACAGCTAAAAGTAATATTTTACGCAATTGTATAGAAACTTCTAGAACTCAAGGAAATCAAGAAGCTAATATAATGAGGGAACCAATAGTTAAAAAATGTGAAGAGATTTTAAAAAAATGCTCATTAAAACCTGTTGTTCTTGTTAATAGGTCTATCAAATACAAGAATCAAAATGGAGAAATAGATGTATTTGTTGTAACAGATAATTATATTATCATAATTGAATGTAAGTGTCCTCTTTTTCCAGTAAATAATTTTGAAATGCGGGGAAATTATGACCACCTATTAAAAGCAACTAAGCAACTAGACTTGTGGAGAGAAGCATTTTTGGATATAAACTATCACAAGGAAATGCTAAAAAACTGGAATGTTCAATATAAAGAACGTAAAATATTGACATGCATTGTCTTTGGAAATCGATCATTTAATGGTTTAACCCTTAATGGACATCCAGTGAGATTCATTAATGAACTTAGTAATTTTATTATAAAAGGAAACATAAGGACTGAAAATAGAAGTTATCGTTTATGGTCATCAGAAATGTTGACGGAAAAAGATGTTATCGATTATTTATCTGATAAATCAGTTGTTACTAAATTCCGTTTTGATGCTATGATTGAAACACTGGAATGTATCAAAGTTCAAGGAATAAATTTACAGCTAAAATCATTTGCTATTTCCCAAGAAACGATGGATTATCAACTAGAGAAAAATTTTAATCACAACGAATTTCACTGTTAAACAGGTAATTTGAGAAAGCACTATAATTTCAATTCCTTTCTGCTCACACAATTTTCTTAGTATTTTTCCGATATCCATTTTTATTTGATGATATATCACCATTCTCCTGTACCACATGGTACTTGTAATCCCACTTCACATGTGCTAAACTACTCATATCGCCTCTTTTCATGACGATATCTCCTTTGTTTTTATTGTTAGACTGGCTGAATTTAACCTTATTATAACTCTGGAGATTACTTTTTCTACCCATAGTTTTAAGCCCAACCAAACTAAAAGTTTCATTGTACAAGAAACGGTATGCCCATAAAGGACATACCGTTTTTTCATGTTCTCATTCTCATCTCTACATACTTCTCCACCGACTCAACCGGCACTTTATATCGGTTACCTTCTTTGAAACCTTTTAACTGTCCTGTTTGCAAAAGCTTATAAAACGTACTTCTGCCAATTTTCAAAATCTCCATGACCTCTTCTCTTGTAAGTATCTCCTTTGTTGTAAGCATATGCGACCTCCTATTTCCGTTAATGCTCGCTGACATATCGCTCAATTTCTGACGCAGGGATCAGTGCTTTTCTGACGCTTAATCTCTTGCACTGTAATTTACCCTGTTCGATCAGTCTGTAAACTGTATGCACACTCAAACCCAGCATATTTGCTGCCTCGCTAACTTTCAGCAAGTATTTTGTTTCTGTGTACTGTAGAGCTACCATAATTATCACCTCCTGCTATTTACTAATATGTTCGTATTTTTTTGGAGCATTTGGTGATTTTTCATACGGTTTGTTCAGATACACAGGCTTTTTAATAAAATACTATGTGTGGTTTCAAGTTATATCGGATTTCCACAAGTTATCCCAGTTTTCCACGAAAAGAAAAAATGACTGGATCGCTCGGATTTTGAAAATCAAAATAATCCGATGAAATCCAGTCATTTGGCTGCCCTATTTCTCGTACCCCTCATAATAATATGACTGCTTGATTCCCTTGAAAATCACCTCTCTGTCATTGACCTTATCCGTCAGATTCGGTTGTATCAGAAACCGCAGTTCCAGGTCATTTACTGTACTTCTTTCCATTGCCTGCAAATACTGTACTTTATCAATTTTTGCCCAGTCCGTTACTTTCCCCAGACGTTTTTTGAGGATCATGTCCAGCCAGATTCTCGTGCTTCTGCCGTTGCCCTCCATGAACGGGTGTGCCACATTCATTTCCACATATTTTGCGATAATTTCCTCAAACGTATTTTCATGCATCTTCTCGACTGCCGAAAGAACTGCATCTAAGTACAAGCTATTTGCAAAACGGAAATTGCCCTTTGCAATATTTAAGGTCCTGATTTCTCCAGCAAAGTCGTACAACCCGTCAAAAAGTGCCTTGTGGATTGCCTGCAAACCTTTTACCGTGCCAACTTCTATTCTATCGATCTCACCGCTTGAAAACAATCTTTTGGCATTTTCTAAGCTCTTTTCATCGATTTCCTTTGTCGTCATATCTTGTATCTCACTCCTAACGTGCAAGCTTTTGTATAGATTTATTATACCACATTTCTTTCATTTGCACAACAGCATTTTCGGAAAAATGGAACACTACAACAAGAATCAAGCCTCCCACAACCTACTCCACACCCGCACTGAGAACAAGCCATTTCGCCACAATGCAGCCAAAACCCAAACAGGCTCAATCACACTGCCCTAACATCAGAAACGCCTTGACACCCATTTCCTTTCTCAGAGCCATATTGTGTTATCCAGGATCTATCCCCTGTGACTCGTTTGATATAGTCCAGAAAAGCATACAACTCTGATCTGTTCCCTGAAAACATTGTCCCGTCCATATAGCTAACCGAATTCATAACAAAATGAGCGTGATATACCGACGAACAACCGCCATATCTCTTTGAGCAGAGTTTTCGGTGTATTGCGTAAACGATCTGATACTTGTCAGAAAAATAAGAGGCAATGCTCCGGCTCATAGATTCCGCCCGCTCATAATTGTCACCCCAAGTCGATCTTGCATCATACACGACAATAAAATGAAATACCGGATTTCCACTGGTTTTACCGAAATATTTCTTCACGGAAAGAAATTGCTCGTAAGCATGGTATATATCGACGTTCGGGCTATAGCGTTTATCGTAATCTGTATGTATGCCCATCGTATAATTCAGAACGTTATACAGATATTGCAGTTCGTCATTGGTGTTTCTGATTACTTTAAAGATTCCCATAAGTCTAATCCTCCCTCTACAAACAAGCCAATCTTTTGCTGCAAGTTTTCATACTTTTCTTGGGGCGATACAGAAGTAAATAAGCCGTCCAGATCATGTGCTTTCTGCCGCAGTTCTTCTTTTCGAATATATTCCGTGCTGTCAATACTGTCTGCAATCTCAAGCACCATATTCACAAGCTCCTGCATCCGAACTGCCATTTGTGGTGTAATACTATTATTCCCATGTACGGCACAGTCTACCATGTAACTGCTAAATGTCAAGTTCTTCTCTTTCGCTTTCTCTTCAATTTGTTGTACTTGTAACGGGGAGAGCTTAATGCTCTTTGTAATGGATTTCTTTTCTCTTTCACTTCTCATAATAACTCCTCCTTCTGGTTATATATAATACAATCATGTAATAGTAACATATACTGTACACTCTATTATGCTATATATGATAACAATATATATGTATACTACTATATATCTACTATAATTACTAAGCTATATACTATTATTGATAATGATTACTGTTTGTCATTTAGTAAATTCTGCAAGACAGAGGTAATGGTAATACCTCTGTCTCCCTGCATCTGATTTGGCTATATTTGTATTGATATGACTGCATAACAGCTGATTTATTTCGATTCAGCTTTACTTTTATGTTAGGTTATTTGTAGAAAAAAGTAATACTTTCTTTCGTGAATCACATACCAGATACTGAATCACAAGAGTTTCAAAGCCTCTCATAAGCCACCTCTTCAACACACTTCCCAGGAATAACACGTGAATCATTTTTTTGCTTTTTCAAAAAATTTGTACTCTTTTTCTATTTTTTCAGTTTGTAAAATGCTGAAGCCCTGCTGATTTTGAAAACCCAAAAAGTTTTTTTCTGAAAAAGAGTACACTTTTTTATTTTTCTCCAAAAACTTGATGGCAGTAATGTTTTATGCTACAATGTGATAAGAGGTGATCTTATGCCCGAATCATTCAGCTATCACATGGCAACAGCTTACCAGAAAGCATTCAAAGAGTTTCTGACATACACCAGACTGTATGAAACTCTTGATAATGAACAACCTTACATCACATCGAATTCCTTTACTTCAAGAGAAATTTTCGAGAGAAGAGATTCCAGCGGTATCTTAAGGCAACACCGCACAAAGCTTGTGCGTAAGGTGCGTAGTCAGATTTTTCGGCAGATTGCACAGAAATTCCGCAGGCATACTGCCGTATGGCAAGGGATTTCTGGGCAATATGACGGAAAATCTGCACGCAGATTGCGTGCAAAGCCGTCAGGCGGGCTTTGTGCGGTGTTGCCTTAAATAAATCCAAAAAATTATTGCGGCTTGACATCAAATCCTATGCAACAAACGATCTAGAAAAATTCAATGTCCTAAAGCTGATGTACTTTTTATTTCATACGTGCTATCCCGCATTCTCCTCCCAAAAATCGATTTCCATTATCGATCTTATTGCAAATCCATCCTTGGAACACACGGATAGTCCCAATGCTGTTTATGGAGAAAAGTTTGCCAAAGACCTTACTGAACTTCGTCAGGGTGTAAGCCATCCTGAATATCGAGAGAAGGAAATTGAAAGGATCGCTGATCACTGACAATATCTCCAAACTCATCTGTGTCAATTCGCAATGGGTGAAACCCACACGAAAACTGACGAATTAAAAAGAGCGATTGCAGAACTTCAATTTTTTACCGAAGAAATCCAAAAGAATGGAATCCTTGAAAGCAAGCACGAAGGAGAGAACGTCATTGACACTTTTTACAACATAATGCTCTCCAGCCGTATCATCGCAAAAGTTGAGGATTGCCGCCGAAGTTCTTATGAGTTTCCTGATGCAAATCGGTTTACACCAAAAGTCATTGCACTGAATGATCACGCAATTTTTTCAGAGCACATGACCTGGGAATCATTTTTTCCCCTCATAGACAAGAAGCATATTGATCTCGAAAATGAATCGATCCATCATATATGGAGTTTTCTGCTCTTAAAAGAATCTGTGACAATGGAAGATATTATCCGCACTTCAAATACAAGCTATCAATTTGCGATTCGATTTGCTCCCGAAGTTTCAAAGCTCTGGAAATCCAAAAAGAAAATATCTGTATTGGAATGGGTCATTATTGTACAGGAATTGATGTCGATTTCCGAACAAAAGACATCTTATACAGATCGATATATTCGATACTATGGCAGTGGAAAACATACGCTTACCTCAGCAGTCAAGCTATTGCCTCAGGCACCTGAACTGCCAAAACAGATTCTCATAAAAAGACTGACTCTGCGTTTTCTTTTATCCATCGGAGCAAAGGACGTTATTCAGGATCTGATTCAGGCAGATAAGTGTCTTTTAAAACTGATCCAATTGATATTCTCTCCACATAGTATTGAAACGAAAAAGTATTTACATCACAGCCTCTATCCGATCGTTTTTGCAATTTTCACATCCAGTTTTGAATTCTGGATAACGTTATATTCTCTCAATGCTGACATTTTTAAGATTTTATCTGCGAAACGTCAAGACCTTTCCAACGTAAGAGTGGAACCAAATTTTCAAATTTATCACAGGCTGATTATCTGCCTTTTGTGCTGGGATAAACCATATCGCCGAATTCGTCTGCCTGGAGTAAAAGAAATCGCACAAAAAGGGATTCATTATATGAGCAAAACCAAAGCTCTTTCCATGGAAGACGAAAATTTCAAAAAAGCCATAGAGGTAAACAGGCAGCTTCCATTTGTAGAAGGTTCACTTGATACTTTGGTCAATGAACTTGCTGACGAAATCATTTACCTTTACGATACCACGCAAAATTACAAGCGAGAACCCATTCTCAGCAGAATATTCACCATTCCGATCTATCTCGGAGAAGATCTGAATTATCTTTGCTGTGTTCGGTTCTTACTTCACAAACAGACAAACAAACTGGATATTTTATGGCTTGGCAATTTAAAAGATAGTCCCGATACCTCATCTCAATTGCCTGCTCCAAGATGAAAGTCCATTTCATTTTTTTGAGAAAATCAACGTAGTCTATTCTCCTGATTTTTTGTACAATATAAATAGCAATACACCAATTGTATTGACTCTATACGATATTTTCAGGAGGAAGGAATCATGAGCTTTCAGGATGTTTTTGTGTTTCAAGGAGAAAATAAACCGGTACAACAGAATACAACAGTAATTGGAAATCAAACCCCCTATTGCGGTCATCCAAATCAACAAGTATATCCCAATATAAATATGCCGCAATCCTGCATTCCGCAACAAGAACAAAATTCTTCCATTCAAGCGTTAAGTCAGATGGTCAATCAAAGTCTGGCATATGTCAATCAAGCAACAAATGATTTAAAAGTATCACAAGAAGAAAATCAAATGCTGAGAATGCATCTGGAAAACATGAAACGCACAAAAAAGGAACAACCAGACTTGTTTACTATCAACAGCAGCAATATTGGAATTTGCGTCCATAATGGCAACCGTACAACAATTGGAAGAATTAAAATCAACAGCGTCAGAAACTATGCCATTTGCGATGAAAACAGTTATAAAAACGTTTTCCAAATTGCATATCAGGATACAATCGGAAATCCTCGAACAACAGTAATCACAGAAAAAGAGCTTACAGAAAAGAAACTGGTCAGCCGATTTCCTGGATTCACATATGTCTGCTCCAGTTCTAAAATGGCCGATCGCTTTCTTGCATGGTATATCACCTCGATGTACCAAAATGATTTTGCGGACATGATTCCATACCATGCTGGATTTTCCACATACATGAAAGAGGAAAAAGAATACGCAAAATTTTATTGCAATGATGGTTCTATACCGCCAGAAATTCTTTCATGCTGTTCTGAAAACATCCGCAGCAACTACATGACAGGAGATAAGAAAACACCTGAAAAAATCAAATCCTATGTTGAAAAATATCTGAACAAACCGGAGAAACGTATGCTATACAACATTTCTCTATGCGGAATTTTTTCAAGTATTCTGGATGATATTCACTACCTGCCAAAGCAAATCGTTGTAATTTCCTATCCAAATACCGATTCTGCAAGACAGGCAGCGTTCTTTCTGCAAGGTTTTAACAGAGGACAAACACCGATTTCTTTTGATACAAACAAAGCCAAAATCAGACGAGTTTTTCAAAGCACGAAAGACGATACGATTGTCATCAATGACTGCAATATCATCGATAACGAAGCAAGAAGAAATGAAGCACTTCATTATATTCTGGCACTGCATGAAGATAATGAAACATTACCACAATGCACTGCGATTCTCTCAAACTTTGCATCATCTGTTCTCGAAAAAGACAACAAGATCTATATCAGCCTCAGCGATGACTTCTATACAGAGATGACACAGGAGGAAGAACACAAAATGTGCTATGCTCTTAACTGTATCACACGCTATCTGATTGACATTGCCTGCGAAAATTTCAGTGAATTCAAAAAATTTATTTTATCAACTTGTAAGAGACTTATCCAGCAAAAGAATATTGTCAATGAGATCTGTCAAGATATACATACCGAACTTCCAAATATGCAAAGCAATATCAGTTTTGCTGCCATTCAAAGCATTGCATCTTTTGTGGAATTGCAGCTATCCCACTCATTTAACAGCAATGACGTTTCCAATTTCCTTCTGCACTCCTATATAGAGGCAAACGCAATTTCTGCTGACAACGATGATGTGATCGTCAATGACTTTTCTGCTGTCCTGCGTCAATGCATTCAATCCGGAGATATTTCAATCGTTCTGCATAGCAAAGAAATGAATTACGTTGCAGGTGCATATCAACTCATTGTAAAGGATGATCTGATCATGCTGGAAGAATCTACAATTCGGAATGTGATCCTTCCGAAAATGAAAACAACGGAAAGTGTGCATAATATCATCAAAGCTTTGGATCATGTGGGACTGCTTCACGCAACAAAGAAAAAGCGATATCCATTGACGGTTTATCAGAATGGAGCGGCTCAGAGAGTGACTTTTCTGGCAATGGAATCGGAAGGCATTTTCGATAAAACATTATGCCTGAAGATTCAAGAAAGCAAGTATGCTGCATGGTTCTCAGAAACTGCTCCTGCTGAACACCTGCTTCCTATTGCAACCAACCGACTGGGAGAAAAGGTATACCAAAGATACGAGTTCGAGAAAGCTGACAATATGCACTGCTTCTATCTCGGTCAAAGCGGAAGCGGAAAAACCAACAGTCTTACGGAACGTATGTGCAGTCTTTTTCGGGCTGGTCAGAAAATCGTGATATTAGACACCAGTGATTCCTTCACACGAGCAGCAATGCTCCAGAATCTTTCAGCTGGCAGAGATGATCATGCGAAAGCACTGGCAGACCAATTCATCACCGAAAATGTAACATTTCACAAGGTCGAAGAGCTTGGTGTCCCAGTAGATCTTCTGAATCTCCAATATCCAAGTGTTCCCGAAACCAAACGAAAAATCATTGACGCCATTGTATCTGCACACATTCAGAATATGGGGAAGGTTCAAAAAGCTGCCTTACGCACTGGAATCAGCGATCTTATGGAAAACAGATCGATCAACATGATTGATCTGTACGAACGACTAACCGACGCATCTATGTCTGACAGCCTTGTCATGCAGTTTGAAGATATGCTCTCTTGCTTTCTGGAATATGCCAGCAGTGACCGCAGCTGGGACGAATTCTTTGATGACAGCAAAGGCATTATCGTCATTTCAACAGATGCTGTATCTTGTTCCAGCGGCTCTGCACTTGTGGATATGCTTCTGATGTCACTGTTCTACACGCAGCGTAACAACCCGACACAGCATATTGCCGTGTTCATTGATGAGATCCAGAATCAGAATTTCAGTCCCAATGGTGCGATTTCGCAGATTCTAAAAGAGGGAAGAAAGTACCACATCAGCTTAAACTATGCAACCCAGTTCCTTCCCAGCAACAACAAAGATCTCCTAAAGGTAATCAATCTTGCAGCACTTAGAGTCTTTCTACAGCCCGACACCATTTCGGCAAAATCAATTTCCAAGACCATCGAAGTTCCTGTAACAGAACTCACTTCCATGGAACAGGGTGAGTGTTACATCAATGGCAACCTTTACAACCACAAAGAACACGGCTTGAAAAACGGCGTTGTTCACGGATACACTTTCCGAAACTTCGTTCCATTTCAGACGAAATTCTGATGTGAAGCATACAAGACAACCCACAAGAAATTCAAAAGGCAAAGTACGCTTACGTGCTTTGCCTTTTTTCTGTTTTTCAGTTGTATATCATAATAATGAATCTGTGCCAGGTACTGATGATACGATCATGTCGACCGCATAGAAAAACCGCCTTCGGGCGGAGCATAGGGACATAACAAACCAGCGAAAGGAGGGAAAAAGATGTTCCAGAACAAGCGATTTTTGACCAGAGGTGTGCAGGCAGAAATACCGATGGAGTTACAGCTATTCCTATGGAACTGTATTGACCAGCTACCAGAAGAACGAGATTACTTTCAAGTCTTTGCACTGAAAGAAATTGACGGAAAACAGCACATCCACCACTTTTCCGAACAGCCGGAGTACAGTCAAGACTATATGATTGACCTTGCCAATCCAGTCAATCAAAAGGTCTATGTCATTGATGACAACGACCATTCCACCATGCTCTTAGCAGAAGAATATTGACCCCAAACACAAAGCCCTACCGAAGAAAATCGGTAGGGCTACTTTTATTTTACGGAGGAATTTCAAATGAGCGAAGAAGTAAAAAAAGAACAGAACGAACAGGAAGAAACCTTGTATTGTGAGTGCTGCGGATGCCTTATTGACGATGATGATTACAACGAGTGGAACGGACAAATTATCTGTTCCGACTGCCTGGAAAACCACACTACCACCTGCGAATGCTGCGGTGAACGCATCTGGGACGAGGATGTCTATGGCGATAACGACATTACCCTTTGCAGTCATTGCTACCATCACAACTACACCAGATGCAGCTGCTGTGATGCTCTCTTGCATGAAGATGATGCCTACTATCTGGACGGCGAGACGTACTGCCGTGACTGCTATGAGGATGAACGTGAAGAAAACAATTTGATCCACGAGTACGGCTACAAGCCAAATCCTATTTTCTACGGCGAAGGCAATCGTTACTTTGGCATCGAACTGGAAATTGACGGAGCAGGCAGAGATGACGACTTTGCGGAAAAACTGCTGGACATTGCCAATGCCCATGCCGACCTGCTCTACATCAAGACAGACGGTTCTTTGGATGATGGCATGGAATTGGTCTCCCACCCTTGCACCATGGACTATCACATTAACGAGTTCCCGTGGGAAGATATTATGCACCGTGCAATCCATCAAGGCTACCGTTCGCATCAGACAAGCACCTGCGGCTTGCATCTCCATGTGAACCGCAATGCTTTTTCCGACAGCCAAGAGGAACAAGACGAGGTGATCTCCAGAATCCTGTATTTTGTGGAGCATCACTGGAACGAGCTTTTGAAATTTTCTCGTCGTTCGGAATACGCCATGAACCGTTGGGCGGCAAGATACGGCTATGAACATACCCCGAAAGCGATCATGGATAAGGCAAAGAAAGGCGGCAACGGTCGATATGCTGCAGTCAATCTTTGCAATTACCATACTGTGGAGTTCAGACTTTTCAGAGGCACTTTGAAGTACAACACATTCATTGCCACCATTCAGCTGGTTAACCATATCTGTGACGTTGCAATGTACAACACCGATGACAGCATTGCAAAATTGTCTTGGTCGGATTTTGTGTCTGACATTACAGAACCAGAGCTGATTTAGTATCTGAAAGAGCGGCAGTTGTACGTAAATGAAGAAGTTTGTGCAGAGGAGGAGATGTAAGATGTGTGCATTATTTGGTTGGCTGGACTACAAAGGCATTGTGTCGGACAGATTGTTGAAAAAACTAACACAGGCTCTGGCAAATGCGGCGGAAGAACGAGGAACAGATGCGTCTGGTATTGCCTATGTGAAAAGCGGTAAGGTCACTATCTACAAGAGACCGAAACCAGCTCACAAGATTCATTTTAACGCACCCAGTAGAACAAGAGCAATCATGGGACACACAAGAATGACCACACAGGGCAACGAGAAGTTCAACTATAACAATCACCCTTTTTATGGTCATGCCGATGTCAATTTTGCCTTTGCCCATAATGGCGTACTGTATAACGACAAGAATTTGCGTGTGGAAAAGCACCTGCCGCAAACGCAGATTGAAACTGACAGCTATGTTGCAGTGCAGTTGTTGGAACAGCAGGGCAAGTTGGACTTCGGCTCGCTCAAGAGCATGGCAGAATCCGTGCAGGGCAGTTTTTGCTTTACCGCTCTGGATGAGGACAACACGCTCTATCTGGTGAAAGGGTCAAACCCAATGTGCCTGCTCCACTTTGCAGAACTGGGGCTTTACATCTATGCCTCAACCGAAAGCATTCTGAAAAAAGCATTGCAGAAGTCTGGTTTCCACAAGTATCCGTTTGAAGTGTTGAACATAGAAGAAGGCACGATTCTGGAGATTGACCGCTATGGCTTTCTGACCTGCTCCACCTTTGAGGTGCAGGAAAGTTTCCGGTTCGGCAAGTGGGCTGATTGGTACGACGAGTTGGAAGAAGAGTATTACACACAGCAGGAGGAACTGCTGTTGGAGATGTGCAATTGCTACGGCGTGACAGAAGATGACATTTTCCTGTTGCTGGACTATGGTTACTCTGCCGATGAGATCGAGGAAATGCTGTGCGATGCGACTTTTCTTCATGATACGATTTGTGCAATTCAGTGTCAAGAAAGCAATACGGCAATCTTTTAAATGTTTTGGCTGTCTCAAAAGGTAAACTTTTTGAGGCAGTCATTTTTTTCTCAAAAACCTGTGCCAAAAGGTCCGTTTTTGACTTTTGGGACGTTCCAAAAGCGGCAGGACTTTTTGAGACAATTCGGAGGTGTTTTTATGGACAACAGAACGTTTGGCTATGCCCGTGTTTCCAGCAGAGAACAGCACGAGGACAGGCAGATCGAGGCTCTCACAAATTATGGTGTCAGCAGAGATAATATCATTGTGGACAAATGTTCCGGCAAAGATACCGAACGTGAGGGTTACCAATATCTGAAAAAGCAGATTCTCAGGAGCGGCGACACGCTGGTCATCAAGGAACTGGACAGATTAAGTCGTAGCAAATCTGACATCAAGCAGGAGCTGGAGTATTTCAAGTTCAACGGCATTCATGTCAAAATCCTTGACATTCCAACTACATTAACCGATTTTCCACCAGAACAAATATGGGTCATGGATATGATCAATGCGATTCTGATTGAGGTGCTTGGAAGTATTGCAGAGAATGAACGGTTAAAAATCAGACGCAGACAGCGTGAGGGGATTGATGCCGTCTTGAAGAAAAATGTCAGATTTGGTCGTCCGGCAATTGCAAAACCGCAAAATTGGGACACTGTAGTCAAACAAATTGATGCAAAAGAAATCTCGGTTTCGCAGGCATTGCAGGCACTCAATATCTCCCGTTCTTCTTACTATCGGCTCAGACAGAATAATCCATTTTAATCAGATATACAACAAATCCATAAAATAATCTATGGAGGTATCCGATATGGAACGAAAAAAGAGAAACCACAACGAAGGCAGCATTCGGGAACGGGCAGACGGCAGATTTGAGATTCGTGTCACAGCAGGCTACGATTTTGAGATCGGAAAGCCAAAACGCATCTCCTACTACGCCAAAACCAAGGCAGAGGCAATTCAAAAACTGCACGAAGAGGAGTACAAGATTCACTTTCAGAAACACGTTGACCCGACTTCCACCACCTTTCTCGACTGGCTGCGGCTCTGGCTGGAAACCTACATGAAAAACAAGGTCAAGCAGTCCACCTATGTCAGCTATCGGGGCTACATCGAAAATCACCTTGCACCAGCATTCCCAACCCTCAAGCTGAAAGACCTCACGACAAAGCTCCTGCAGGACTTCTACAACTACAAGCAGAACACACAGGGACTTTCGCCCAAAACCATTCTGAATCTTCACCGCTGCCTGCACAAGGCCATGAATCAGGCAGTGCTGGAACATTACATCGATTTCAACCCCTGTGATGCAGTCAGTTTGCCACGCAATGAAAAACCACAGGTTGAGATTCTCACTCGTGAGGAGCAGCAAAAACTTATCTACACCAGCTACAAATACCGATACGGCATTTTCATTCGTTTGACGCTTGCCACAGGGATTCGTCTGGGCGAACTGCTGGGACTCCGATGGGAAGATGTAGATTTTAATAAAAGAATGCTCTCTATTCGCCGTACAATAAACCGTCTGCCCAAAGTGGACTACAACGGCGTGGGCAATTCCACGGAGATTGTTATCCAAGAGCCAAAAACGAAAAACTCTATCCGCTCTATCCCCTTGATTCCCAATATCGCAAGCGAGTTACAACAGTGGAAAAATGTACAGCAGAACGATGCTATGACAGCTGGTACAGCCTATCAGGACTCCGGCTTTCTGGTGACCAACCCATTTGGCGGATACCTGGAACCCAGAACGTTCAAGGATGCATACGATGAAATTCTGAAAGCCTCTGGTCTTGGGCATTATACCTTTCACGCCCTCAGACATACCTTTGCCACCCGAGCCATGGAACAAGGCATGGACGCAAAAACCACTTCAATTCTGCTTGGACATTCCTCGGTTTCGTTTACGCTGGATACTTACACACACGTTCTGGACAGTCAAAAACAAGAGGAAATGAAGGTCATGGAGGAGTTCTTCACTCTGCCCGATATGCCGCAAGTGCAGTCCTATGCAATCGCAGTAACGCCAATGGCAAATGGCTTTCTGCTAAATCCTGTGGACTTTGAGGATATGAGCATTGAGGCAAACGATCTGCAATACGGCATTCAGTGTCTGCAAACCGCCATTGCCCAGAAATTAGCCACAATGTACCCGCCTACGCCGACACCTGTGAACGAGATCATTTTGCAACAGGGTGAATTTGTGGTGATTGTCAATCTATAAAGGAAATGGAGCAGGATGTGTTGTCCTGCTCCACTTTTCTTTTTTGATGTTTTGGGGTCAAATTGGGGTCAAAATCGGTTTTTCTGTAAAAAAGCAAAAAAATATAGTGCCGAAAACAACGTGTTTTCGGCACTTTTCTTGGAAACGCACGTCACAAATGATACAATGCACACCCGAAAAGCAAAGGGAGTGCGTTCTGCACCCCACTCCCCTCAAATTTTCTGCACCAACTCCGTCCCATCTTTCAAAACAAACACGATTTTTCCATCTCGATGCACCACTGCTTTTTCTACAGCAGCCAGCCACAATTGTGTATCAAATTCCGGCAGCATCCCATTTTGTCCGCTTAATGCTCTTTGAAAGCCCTGAATCTGTTCCCGTCTTGCCAACCGCTCTGCTCGCCGTTCCTGCAGAGTGGTTTCTTGTTTCTGCAGCGGTTCATACTGTCCCACCAGTGCCTGATACCGTTCCTCATACTTTTCCTGATCCTGCACGATTTCACTATTCTCCCGAACATATCCCTGCACCTGTTCCGAAATCCGCATTTTCTGCGTTTCCATTTCCTGCAATTGACGCTCTAAATCTGTACAGTCCGTAAGCAGTTCCAGCATTACCTGACAGTTTTCCAGAACTGCTTTCCGCTTTTGCAGCAATTCCTGAACGGCTGCCTGAAACCGCTGCTGTATGACGCTCTCTTGCAAATGGGGTGTCTGGCATTTGCACACCCCTTGGAATTTGTGATTGCACTGCCAGATCACCTGCCGATACTTGCTGTTGGAATGCCAGACCTTTGCCCCGAAGAAATTTCCGCAGTCGCCGCAGACAAGTCGGGCAGCAAATACGCTTTTCCCATTGTATTGCCGCCGTAGGTTTTGCCTCCGCAGCAATTCTGCCTGCACCAGTTCAAACTCCTCCGGCACTATGATGGCAGGGTGACTTTCCTCAATGTAGTATTGGGGTACTTCACCCTCATTCACCTTAGATTTTTTCGTGAGGAAATCCACCGTAAATCTCTTTTGCAATAGAGCAGAACCCTTGTATTTTTCATTGGTCAGAATGCTTTTCACTGTACTGGAACACCATTGTTCCTTGCCGGCAGGTGTCGGAATGCCCTGTTCTGTCAATGTTCTCGCAATGCCAGTCGGCGTTTTTCCCTCCATAAACCAACGATAGATGTTCCGAACAATTTCCGCCTCCTCCGGCACAATTTCCGGCAAGCCATCTGCTCCTTTTCGATAGCCTAGAAAATGCTTGTACGGCAAGCTGACCTTGCCGTCCGCCATTCGCTTTCGCTGTCCCCAAGTTACATTCTCTGAAATAGAACGGCTCTCCTCCTGTGCCAGACTGGACATAATGGTAATCAGCAGCTCGCCCTTGGAATCCAGCGTGTAGATGTTTTCTTTTTCAAAAAACACCTCCACGCCTTTTTCTTTCAGCTTTCGTACAGTCGTCAAAGAATCTACGGTGTTTCGTGCAAACCGGCTGACTGACTTGGTGACAATCAGATCGATCTTGCCATCCAGAGCATCTGCCACCATGCGATTAAATCCATCCCGATGTTTGGTATTCAGGGCAGAAATGCCCTCGTCTGTATAGACTGAAACAAACTCCCAGTCTGCCCGTTCCTGAATGTACTTAGTGTAACGATCTACCTGTGCAGCATAAGAGGTCTGCTGCTCCTCGGAATCCGTGGAAACTCTGGCATAGGCTGCCACTCTGCGTTTCTGAACCTTGGTTTCCGGCAAATGCGTTATGGGATAAAACTTTGCCGGTATTTTTAGGACTGTCGCCATTTTTTCTGCCTCGCTTTCTCTCGCATTTCCGTTGTCCAGCTTTCCGAACGGGAACGGTCTTTCCAAGATACGGTTTGTTCCGTTCCGTCTGAAAAGCAGAATTGCAGTTCATTGGGTGCAGGAATCTGAATCTGTTCGATTCGTTCCGCAAATTGCTCCGCATCAAATTCCGATATTTCCAAAACATCACAGCAGGCAGAGAGCAGCGTATTTTCCGGAATCTGTTTTGCTGTTGGACAGTATTTTTTCCCTTTGGTGTTGTAAGTGGAACAAGTCCAGACCACACCGGTCACTGTCGTTTTTCTGCGGTAATATTTGCCGCAGCAGGCACACCGTATTTTCTGCGTAAATGGATATCGGTTTGTGGTACAGGAACCGGCATATTTTTTCTGCCGTTCCGCCATTTGTTTCTGCACTGCATCAAACTGTTCCTGCGAAATGATGGCTTCATGCGAACCGGCAACGAAATACTGCGGAAGCTGTCCGATGTTAGCCACCTTTTTCTTGGTAATGTGATTTTCCCGAAAACTTTTTTGCAGCAACAGGTTTCCGGTGTACTTTTCATTGCGGAGCGTTCGCCTTACGTCCTCTGTCGTCCATGCACAGCCACGCACCGTGCATATCTGCTGTTCATTCAGTTTCTTGGCAATTGCCAGCTTACCCATACCAGACAGATAGTATAGAAAAATCATTCTGACGATTTCCGCCTCCTCTGGTACAATCTCTAGTTTTCCTGACTTGGTTCGCTGATAGCCCAGCATTCGCATACTCCCGACTTTTCCCTGTTCAAAGTCCTTTCGCATCTGCCACTTTTTGTTCTCGCTGGCAGAATAGCTTTCCTCCTGTGCGTAAGATGCCAGAATGGAAAGCATCAGCTCGCCGTCTGAACTCATGGAATGAATCCGCTGTTCCTCGAAATAGACATCAACGCCCAGTGTTTTCAGTTCTCGTACCGTTTCCAACAAGGTAACCGTGTTTCGTGCAAAACGGGAAATGGACTTTGTCAGAATCAAGTCGATTTCTCCCCGCCGGCATCGGTTCAGCAGCTTTTGAAATTCAGCTCGATTTTCCTTTGTTCCCGTCAACGCCTCATCTGCATAAACACCGCAGAACAGCCACTCCGGATTGCTCTGGATCAGCTGATTGTAATAGCTGACCTGTGCCGACAGAGAATGGAGCATGGCATCCTTTCCGCTGGACACTCTGGCATAGGCTGCCGTCCGTTTCAACAGGAACGGCTTTTTCTGTGGAAATGCAACTTTTTGTATCACTCGTGCCGTGATAATCTCCCCCTTTCCGATGACATATTACCGTACGATCGGGCAGGAGTCAAGGAATATACTGCACAAAGATAAGCCGGAACGTTCGGCAATTATGGTGTTGATTTTTTGGAATTCCTCCGGTGTGACCAATCCAGCACGCATCCAGCTTTTCAAAATCGAAACTGTGGTTTGATACGTAATGATCTTATGGTAATGTTCTTTTTCCATGAGTCATTTCCTTTCTGTGCTTCCCATAGCAAAGACGGGAACAATATTTTCGGTGCGAACTGGGATAGGCAAAAAAAGACTTCTTGCAGATAGGGCAGAACTGCTGTAATTTGCCGTTCTTCGATACAGCATGGTGATTCCACCAAGTGTTGTGGCATTGTGTGGAACAGAATCGTTTCGGTTTTCGGTGTGGTGTCTGCACAACAGAACGCCCACACTGCGGACAGTGTGGGCAGGATTCGCTTCCTCTCTGCCGTTTGCAGAAAGAAGCCACAGTGTTGACAGACAGCCCTAATTGGACTGCGATTTTCTTGTAGCCCAGACCGCTGCTGTGCAGCTGCCGGATCTGGTCTTTTTGTTCTGCATTCATCTAATCACCCCGAAATTATCCCAAGAAACATAACCGGTCACAAATCGTCCCACCGGTGTTTTTCCGCAGAACTCTGGCTTTGTGGTGATACGATAACGACCGTTCTTGCAGGCAATGCCGTCATACAGATAGTAAGTGCCGTTGATTCTTCTGGTTACAGATGTAGTTTCTGCACTGGCGAACAGTGGCGTGTTGGCACGAATGGTAACCTTCTGCCCCTTGGTGAACTTGCCGCCATTGGTGTAGACCTCACTTCCAGATGCATCAAATACAGAATATCCGACCTTGCAAGCTTTTTGTGCATTCTCCAAAGAGGAGTACGCACCAAGCTGCGATTTTGTATCTGTCCAAGACTTTCTTACCCGGTAAAGCTGCTTTGTAGAATGTGCAGAAATAGTGAAAGTTCCAGCATTCAAATAAGACTGTACCTTTTTCTTGAACTCCGCCCAATGCGGCAAAATGTATGCCGGGCACATCTTGTATCGATTGTACATGGTGTTTAGCTGGTCAATCGTTCCGTTTCGTCCGTCACGAACATTGAGCCAATGGGTATGCGTGTAAAGGTGATTGATGTCCAATCCATACTGTTTCAGAAGGGCTGCTGCCAATTTCGCTGCATTGTCCTCCGACTTCTTATCCGTAGAATTATACGCAGAGGACATAATGCACTCAATGGCAATGGTTCTGCGATTTCCATTACCACTGCCATCAGCGGCATGCCAGCCGCTCAGGCTATGGGGCAGATTCTGCCATGCACACACGTTATCCACATAATAATGAACTCGCACGTCCTTCATGTTGTTATTGACGGTTGCTCTTGTGTACTGCTCCGCAGGGGTCGTTCCGCTTGCTACCGAAATCCAATCGGTGTTGTGGACGGTCACGCCGATGATTTTTCCTGCCATGGAAACAGAGGGCATATCAATACGGTTGGGATTGTGTTTGGTAAGCAAATATTCGTTGATTTTTACTCCGTTCAGAGTCGTTGTTGCATCTGGTCTTAAAATCGCCATATTACTTGTCCTCCTTGTCGGTCGTTTCTTCCGTTCTGCCGATTTTCGTTTGCAGAACATCGATTGCTTTTTGGATTGCAGGCGGATACGGGATCCCCATTAAACTTGTATTTTCCACGATGGAAAGCAGTTCGTTCAGGCAAAAGCTGATGCAGACAGCATCCCGGATATAGTTGGTATTCAGCAGAATATCCATCCGAACTGCAACGACAATCAGCATTAAAGTGCAGACCTTTTTCGCCAGACCGAACCAGCCGGCTTTGGAAGAAAGTCCGCCGCTTTCCGTGTGTTTCGATTTTTTCATCATAGCGGTGATGATACCGGTGAAGAAGTCGATTGCCATAAAGACAACCAGTGTCACCAGAGCAGAGTCCCAGCCGCCAAAAATGGCAGTAAAAAAGCCGCCGACCAAGCCGACAGCTACACAAATGGTATCTTTCATTTTCAACCCTCCAGTACTTTCAGGAATCGGATTTTCGGGTGGGAATTGTTGCTTCTGCCCACCCAGGCAAGGTAATATTCGCCGTCAGAAATGCTGGTGCATTCTGTGATGGTGGTGATAAAGGTGTCCGACTGCAGCCATTGGAAATCCAGAGAAACCGCACGATTTGCATCGATTTCTGTATTCACATACACACCAATAGGAATGTCGATCTTCTGCGGTTTCTGCACCAGATACAGCCTTCCAGCTTCGCTGGAACCTGACTGATAGGACACCACGATTTCAGCGTTTTTCGTCAAGGACAGAGACTTTGTACAAACGGTCAAGACCGACTTATCCCAGTTAAAACACGTCTGCGAGTAGGACAGCACAAAATCATTTGCTGCACTGCAAAACTGCGGATAGGCAGCCAGAAAATCCGCCATTGTTTGATACCTGCCGTCCAGAATCATACTGAGATTTGGTGCATAGATCGAAATGGCATTCTGTCCGGACTGAAATAGAATGGTGTAATTTCTGCCGCTTGTCAGATTATCGATTTGCTTTTGCAGGCTCTCCAAAGTACGTTCTGTCTTTTCTGAATAGACCGTAACCTTTGTGCTAAGCCCATTGATTTGTGTGCCGAAACCATCCCATTGTGCGATTTTAGCGGCAGTGATTTGATCCAATGTGGATTGATTTTCGTGGGTATGCGATTTATCTTCCAGATGAGTGATGGAAAGAGTGTGCTCCTGCAAGGTATACGTCAGACTGTCAGACAATTCCTGCACTTTTTCATCCACATAAGTAACCTCAGCATAAGGTGTAAGATCTACGGCTGCACCCTCTGTCAATGTCACTGTAGTTGTACCATTTTTATCTGTAATGGTGATTGTGATAACACTGCCATCCTTCACAACATTCGCAATTGGGGAAAAGCCGTCTTTACCAGCTACGCCAGCATCTCCCTTTTCACCTTTTTCTCCGGGAACGCCCTGCAGCCCTCTATCTCCGGGATCACCTTTTTCGCCTCGCTCGCCCTGCAATCCGGTGTCGCCCTTTTCACCACGCTTACCAGTGTCACCTTTATCGCCTTTCAAGGAAGAGAGCCAGTCTGATTCAGAGCCTTGATAACCTTGTTCTACTGCGATTTGATATGCAGATTTACCGTCTGTCCCTTTTTCTCCGTTTGCACCATTATGAAGCGTTGCAGAAGTTTCACCATCGGCATCGACAATGGTAATTACAACACCCGACTTCATTTGTTCTGCCTTTACTTTTGGGGAAAATCCATCTTTTCCATTTTGAAGTCCAACTGCCTTTTCGTCCAGTTTTTTCAAAAGCTGCGTATACAGATCCGGAGTCGGCGGAATTGGCGTATCCCCATCTGCAACAAACCCAGATGGTCGAATGTGAAGAGTTACTGGTACGGTTGTTGCACGCAGTGTAGTATCGCTTTCTGCATCGTAACCAAACAAACTCATCTTCACCGCACCGGGATGCAGTTCGGCAGGCAGCAAACAAGTCGTTCCCTCTGTGCCAAGCACTACGTTGTATGTTTCTTCGCACTGCGTGAACTGCACCACCTTGTGCAGCGTTTTCCAAGCCCCATCGAACACGAACTGCACCGAAACAAATGCGATCTGGTCAGAGGCAATGACCTCTCGCTCCAGCACTTCGATTTTTTGCTGTTTCACTAAGAATTTCATCATCCGTTTTTCACCTCGTTCCACACATTATTTTCAGGATCATATTCCAAATAGCCGTCTATGCACTGGATCTTTTTCAGATAATTGTTGTAGGGATGTTCTCCGGAAGACATCCAGTTGACCGGTTTGGTGATGGCGTTCCACTGAGCGATCGTTCCTTCATATGTGATGGCTGTTAGACTTTCACAGTATGTCAGCATATTTTCCCCAAAGGTTCTGCAATTCGCAGAAATGGTAAGGCCGGACAATGCTGTACATCTTGTAAACGCAAAAGCACCAATGGAATCACACGCAACACGAGCAGTCTTCAGCTTCGCACAGCCGCTAAAAGCATACTTTCCCCACGTTTTCACGCTGGCAGGCACAGTAACTTCTGCAATGGCAGTGTGCTGAAATGCAAACGACTGAATTGCAGTAACTGCCTGCGGAATGGTAACAGAAGTCAGACCGGCGGTATAGCCGATTGCGGCATCTTCCTGTGCAAAAGCGGCATTCCCAATGCTGGTCAGCGTAGCCGGCAGAGATACCGTTTTCGCATTGGCACAATGATAGAACAGGCGATCGCCCAAGCTGGTAATGCCATTGCTGAGTACAATTTCTTTGATCTGGCCATTTTGATCAAACACAGAATCATGAGAAGTATAGTCATAGGTTGCACCCGTTCCACGCAGCAGCAGTTTGCCGTTGTCATAAAGAACATAGTAGATGTTTTCGCCGCACTGTCCGGTCGCTAGGATTTCGCCTGCCGTCAAGTCATCTACCTTGGTCTGCAGTTCGGAAATCTGACTGTTCATCGCATCCAGCCGCTTTTGCAGTTCGTCCAGTGTGGCATTTGTCTTTGCCATTTCGGCAAGCATCTCTGTCACTCTGCACTTGCCAAGAATGCACTTGCAGTATCCGCATTTGCTTTCGTCCTCCCGATAATCGATCACATCCTCTGCGGTCAGTTCTGTTGCTCCGGCTCGCAGTCGAACTGCTGCCAAGGTCAAATAGGTGGTCACATTATTGTTGGTGAACGAAGGAATGACGGGTTCGGTGGCAGCGATTCCAGGCTGAATGCGAAGACCGCAGGTTCGTGTGGAAAGGTCACAGAACAGGGCAATGACCACATAGCGATCCAGCGATTCATCTACATAAGAAGCACAATCAACAGTATGCAGCGTATCACTGATGAGATAATGCCCGTTGATCCACGCCTTGCCCGTTCCGAATGTAATGGATAAATTTTTGATTGTTGGTGCAAAACACTGCCGGTAAGTATCCAGAATCCCGTTGCAAATCAGGCTGGACAAATATGCCGTGAAATCCTCTGCGGTATACACCCGGTCAAGGTTTTGTGCGTTAAAAAATCCATAGGAAAATGCCATATGCTCACTCCATCTCCTTAAATGTCGGTGTCAGATTTCTGCCGTTCTGATCGAAACTCTCTACCATGCCGATCAGCTGGATTCTGGGCTGAATCAAGCCGAATCTTCTCTGTTCCACGGTTACATAGTCGCCCACAAAATAATCCTTGTTGTACTGATACTGGGTAGAAAAAGCAGCGATAGCAGATTCCGATGCCGTTTTTGGCTGCACCAGATGCTCCGCACCGCTGCTTTTTAAAATTTCCAGATATTCCGCATCGGTCACATCCTCTTCCTGTGCTGTGTTTCGCTCATCTACATACACCTCGTAGCGGTCAAGATAGGTCGGCTCTGTACCAGAACAGAATGTCGTTCGTTTTCTGGCGTTTCCTTCGCCACAGCCCAGCACATAGGCAAAGTTTTTCTGCACCGCATCGTCCGCCGCATAGGAGAATGACAGCAGATTGTTGTACGCATCGGAGAATACGATGTGGGGATTGCCGTCCTGCAGCAAACTGCGGTCTGTTCCGGAAAACAGATCGCATTTCAGTGCGTTTCCATCCAGCCGCACATTTGCTGAACCGCCGATGGTTTCACAAAGGCTGTACAGCCATTCCAGAATGTTGTCATAGCTGACCTGCATTCGTGCGGTGTTCTGCCAGCAGTCACCGGAAACCGTACCCATGGAAAAACCGGGCAGATTGCGGATTCCGGCAGAGATGACATTGCGGGACAGCACCTTGCGGACGATGTCCTCATAGCTGCCGTTTGCAGTGATGGTGGGATAGATGATTCTTCGTTCCAGCAGGCAGGCAAGAAACCGCCCGGTGACTGTCAGGTAATCGCCCTTTTCGGCATCGGTCTCCAATTGCAAAGACTCAATAACGCCGAAGTGCTGTGCATCATCGCTCCTTGCCACGATTCTGCCACGCTGAAAAGTTTTCACGTTCTGCGGACTGGCGGCGATATACACCTCAAAACAGCCGCACTGGTAGAACTCAATGTCCCATAAGAGTGAAGAATAGCTGTCGCAGATGGCTTCCAGTGACACAGAAATCTGGTCTTTCAGAGCCGTCAAGCTGTAAATTTCCAACTGCATAGCTATACCCCCAGGTAAGAATTGCGATGCATCAAAGTCACACGCAGCTTTTTCACGCCACGGACTGCCTCGACCCGAAAGATATTCGTGCCTTCCTTCAAGGTCAGCCAAGTCGAACCGGAAACCAGCCGGTTCAGGATATTGCTGTCCACGCCATTACGTGTCAGCGTGACGGTCTTGTTTCCGGTTTTCGTGGTAACCGTAATGACATCGCCGGTCAGAATATCGCCTTTGATTTGCAGATACTCGCCGTTTTCGTTGTAGATGGTCGGAGTCACTGCCACCACTTCCTGCGGAATGTCGCTGGGCAGTGCCTCGATTCGCAGTGTGAATCCAGTTTCATCGCCATCATTGGTAATGGAAAACAGATTGCTGTTGGAATACACACCCAAAGGAAACGGAGCATCGCCCTCCGGAAAAGGAAAGTGAAATGCTCCGATCACGCCGCTGTAGTAGGCATAGAAAATATCCCGGCTGTACCAGTAAATGTCCGGACAGAGAATAGAGATCTGCCCACTGATCTGCTGCTCGAAATTTGACACCTCGCAGGTTTCTACATACCCTTCGGCATAGACATCGATGTTCGCCGTCTTGTACCAGATCTTGATGTATCGGGAAGGCTTGACCACACGATACAGGCGATGCCGCCGTTTCTCGATGCCAATGCCACGCATGGCAAAGGAAATGACTACGTTTCGTTTTTCAATGAAAGCATTGTTAAGGTAGCTGCCGTTCATGCCTGCATAGGTAGAGGTGCTGATTGTTCCAGCCGGAGGGTTGAGTCCGTCTATTTTTGAGGTCATGTATTGGTTGGCGGTGGTGGTTAAATTTATTTGTTCGCTGGATTGGTTTTCGAGGATAAGTGTGAAAAACATGGGCTGCACCCCCTTTACATTTTGGGTTTGATGATGTATAATGGAAACAACAGAGACGTAGGTTCGCTACGCAAAATCGGAATTTAGAGGAGTTGTGGCTTATGAATTTAAAAATGATACGTTTATCCAA